CATACTTGCAACATACCCGAGGGCTTTCTGACCTAAGTCAGATTTGAGAGCATTAGCAGTAGTGCCTACAAGAGATTTAAGAGTACCAAAAAGAGAACCTCCTTGAACAGTTGGTTTAACAACTTCATCACTAATCATACGGCCATCTTTTGGTTGAGTTTGAAGGGCTTGTTGAACTTCAGAGTGAGAAAGTTCTCCAAGATTAAAGAGGGCACTATTTGGAGTAATGTTAATAACACCGCGATATACTGGACAAACCATAAGTTCGAGGGCATATTGTCCTTGAGAGCAACCAGCATATTGGAATGGTTGGTCGTTAAAAACCATATTACATTGGAAGTTTTGGTTAGCAGCAGCCTCACCCGGAAGAACATCGCCTGCTTGTAAATCGAGCCCTAAATCAAGGGTTGGTGAAAGAAGTAGAACTGCTTGACCATTGCACCAATCGTTCCATGAACCTTTCCAGCCATTACGTTTAGAGATACGGAAAAGAGTTTTAGCAGAAGCTGAGGCAAGAAGTCCAGATTTTACCCCGTAATTAAAACTTACACCAGCTAATGAGGAACCAGATGACCATTGACCAATACCAAAAAATGTGTCTGTTATAGCAGTTCTTTGAGGAGTTGATGCGTCTCTGTTATTCATAGGTTGACGGGCATAGATAGCAATTAAATCAGGTTGAGCTGAAAAACGAATTGTATCAGAGTTAATACCACTCATATTATTACCTCCATTTACTGCTGAAAATTGTTTATTGAAATAAATTAAGTTTTCATATGGATATGAAACTACAGGAGGAATTGTTACTAAATCTGTTGGGATTTGAATATATTCCCATTCAAGACGAGCATCTGAAATTTTAAAATTTGCATCTGTAATACATGCTGGATTATATCCTGTTCCTGTTGGGGCTGGTAATACTAAATTTGATAATGCGGATACAAGCATATCTTTATTATTTTGAAGGTTAAAAACCATTGACATAGTATTGATATTAGCAAGGAATGTCTCATTATCATAAGTTGTGAATGGTGAAATTATGAGAGGTTCAGAAATCTCGAATACAATAACGCGAGCATTTGAAGTACCTAGGGCTGTTACTTCATATGTTGGAGTGATAGATATAGGTTTAAATGATGCGCGATTAGCACCAAGAGAATTCTCATAACGAGAAAGGACTTGATTTGCGTGCGACATTTGATTAAAATTTGATTCAGCAACTGATGCTGTATAAGTGCCAGCAGCAACTGCGACACCATTTACGTTTGTAATAGCACCAGCACCATTTACAGTGAGTGAAACTAGACTACCAGCACCCGATGCAAGTGCTGGAGTTTGATTACCATCAACAACAAGACCAGCAAGATTATCAGGTTGGCAAGGGCATTCAGTTGCTTGGTTCATTACCCAATGTTTATCTAGACGACGTTGTATCCAGTCAAGCATCATACGAGAGTTAAGGGTTGTCGTAGCCCCATTAATGGTTAGGCTTAAAGTTGAACAAATACTCTGCAGGCCAAATGCGCGAAGAACAGTATTAGCAACAACTGCACTATTAAGAACATTATTAGGAAATACTGGATAATAATTAGGAGCTGGAAAAGCAACACCTTGGGTTTCATCTACTGTAATTTGAACAGTATAACGGATACGGGGATTACGACTAATTACTGTTGAAGCAAGAGATGGAGTAATTATACTATTAAAGTTAATAATGCCATTATATGGACCAGCACTATCACTAAGAACTTCAAAATAGTTAACATTATTACCTGATACTTTTACAAGTGCGTGGGTTGTTTTGCTTACGTTGCATCTGTTGTCTAAAACTAACTGAATATCTTCTCTATTAGAACTCATTATATAATTATATCATAGATTTTATTTTTTATAATTTAAAATAATATATTTTATATCATTTTAATAATTCGTTATACTTTAGAAATAAATTGTAATTTAACAGTTATATTTTCGCCATTATTTATATATAATTCATAAGCATTTCCATTCTTATATTGATAATAAAGTTGTATTTGTATATCATCTAATGCAAGATTTGACCGTAAAAAGTATGTTCTTAAAAAGTTTGGTTGAAAATATAATGTTTGGTCTAAATTCTCAATCCAATCAGTTGTAGGACAATCTATATCAAAAAAGATATTATTACTATCATTAAGACCAAAATAGGCACCAATAACATATATTGTATTAGAACGGAATAGAATTTTATCTAATTGATTGAATTTATTAATTGTCTTTACATTTTGGGTTATTGTTTCTGCCTGAGGTATAGATAATAAGTATAGTCCTGATTGTTGGTCTAATGTTGATACATAGTATACTATATTTAGTAATGATTGATTAAAAAGTATACCATTAGCAGATTGAGCTAAAACAGAAGGATATGTTAAAGTACATAATCCTGTTTGATAATTTAATGATATTGATGGAGCTGTTGCTATTGTTCCAGAACCTAATGCTTGATTAATTTTTGTTGTTGCTTCTATAAAAGCATTATTAATACCATCAATTAAAACCGACATATTATATATATCTACTTTTCCTGCATCTATATCTGAGCCATTCTTTGTAAATATTCTATATGAACCAGTTAATGGTGATGTAAACTGAGATACTAATGTTTCAGCATTTAATGCTTGTATTTTATTATTTAGTTTATATGATACTACATATTGATTTGCTACATCATTTTTAGCGATTGCTCCACATTCATCCTGTAAATCTAAAGTTGTAATTAGATTTTGTGAAGTTGTACCATAAAGATATAATGTTGATTGAATTGTTGAGGATGTATTGATTGTATTTGATAAATAATCATATGTTTGTGTAAATTCTGTAAATTGTGTAAATGTTATAGCATTATTCAAATAGTTACCAATATAAATTTTAGAATTTGTTGAACTTAAACCATATAGTTTATTTTGATTTGAACGTGATACTGATACAGATTTTAATGAAATATTTGATGATACTTGTGTCCATTTATGAGTTTCAGATGTAGATTGAGCCATATATACAATTGATTTGCTAGGTATCCAATAACTATTCATAAATGTTTGATTAGGCATTACGGCAGTAATTAAATTATTTGTTGAATATCCACCATTTTGCATTAATGATTTAAAATTTACATTATTAAATACACCAGTTGTGCCATTCCAATCCCCTTCTATAAATAATAAGTCTCCAATATTTTCATGAACATTTATTTGTGCTATACTTCTTGTTGTTGTATAAATTACATTTTGTGTTCCTCCCATTGTATAAGTGCTATCGGTAAATGTAATTTTATAAATTTGTTGACCTAAGGCTTGAATATTTTGTTGTGTTTGAACAACAGCAAACATTGTAACTGCTCCATTTTCTATATCGCCTCGATTAACTGCTATATCGCATACATTATTTGGTAAAAGAATTGTATTAATTAAGGTTTGAGATGTAAGATTATATATATAAATATTACCATCTATTCCACCTTCACATACTGCTATATGAGTGGCATCTAATTCACAAATCGCTTTAACATAATAACCTACATTTATTGTATATTGTAAAGCTAAAGTTGATACATTTCTAAAAACTATATCTTGAGCATTATTTTGATAAGCAAATGATGATGAGAGTGGTAAATATGTCATACCTAAAAAGTTAGTATCTAAATTTGGATGTGTAGATATTAAACTATAATCAATAATACTATATATATCTAATGTTGGTGTTGTACCATTCCCATAAGCAACAAAATATCTATTTCCTTGTTTAAACATAGATATAACATTATTATTCCATACTGTAAAATTATTTAATAATGAATTTTGCTGATTTCCAGATGAATCCCATTGTCTTAATCCCCAAGTTAAAGAATTTGTAGTATAACCTGTCCCAATATCATTAAATATCAATTCAATTTGTGCAATTGGATTTTGAGATACATAAAAATTATTATCACTACCTACTACAAAAACTTTGTTTGTTGATGATTGAATATCAACATTAATAGGAGTTATAGGATTTGGTAATTGAAATTCACCACATTCAACCCATGAATTTAATGCTTGTGTATTTGGAGGGCAATTATAATTAAAAGCATAATATAAATATGTAGTTCCTAAACCGTATAATTGTGATGTTTTTTGTGCTGACCATAGACAACCTGCGCCAATTGAAGTTGATGTATTTGCTGGAAAATAATTGGCTGGTGGTGATGTAATTGGATAATTTGTTGCGTATGTATGATTATTTGTCCCAATACCAAAACCATAACCAGACGATGATATACAAAACGGTGATTCTATATTTCCAGATGTTAATTGAGTGTTATTATTTACATTATATACCATTTGATTTTGAACACCAAAAATAGTATCATCTATTTCATTTGAATTAGCAAGAACATATGTATCTGCTGTAGCATTTATATTTGCTAAATTTTGTAATTGTTTAATTGCTGCTTCTTGTATATCTGTTTGTGGTTGATATTGCTCATTATATAAAGTTATTGTGTTTTGATTATAACCTACTATTATTTCATTATCTGCTACACAAAATAATAAATTTACAAGAGGATTACCTGCTTTGTTTGTTGTTAATGTTGTTTTTTGTGTTATATTAACAGTTCCTATTCCATTTAACATACTATAAATATAAACTGTTGGAGTTGGTGCTTCATCACATACATATAAATTTTGACCTCGGTCAATATAAATATGCTTTACGTGAACAAAATCTAAAGTTTGTAATACTATATTTTGCTCATCTACAACATAAACTTTATTTGGTATTTCTGAAAGTGTATCAGAGCCAACAATAAAATAATTTTGAAAATCATCAACAACAAAGTTATAAATATTTGGAACCAATAGCTGTAAATTTTGCTGAGATACTTGTGTAAGTGTTCCAGTTGATGAATATTTATATTTTGTAATTGTTGTAGAACCTTTAGGGCAATTCCATACAAAATTATCCTGATTAGCATTTACTTGTCTAACATATGCTAATTCTTCAGTTGTTCCTATTTTTAAACCTAATTGATATAATTTAAGAGGTAAGTTATCTCTTGTTAATGGTATACTATCAAGGGGTACTTTTGCTTTAGCAAGAGATACTGAATAATCATCTGCTCTATTTAATAAAGGAAAAAGCAATTTATTATCAATTTGTGCTTTAACTGGTACAGATGTAGGATTATATACATTCATATCGTAGTAAACATTATTCTTTGATGTGAAATCTGACATATATAATTATAATAGAGATTTTATAATTATATATTTATATTTAATTTATAATTCCAATAGTTTTTGTTCCTAGATAATATGATGGATATGTTTTTTTTACTAATAGTCCTCTTGTATCTACATTTAGCATTCTATCCATAATTTCATTGTTTTTCGTTATATATCTTTTTATAAAGTTCTCACAATGTGCTTTATTTGCTTTTGGAAATAACACATAATAATGACTTTCTCTCACTTGTGCTTTTGCGTGTTTTACGTTTCCTCCTAATGGGTCATGAGATACGCATATTGTAGATATTTTCAAATGTCTTCCTCTTTCTAATAATTGAGTTTTAATTTCTTGATATGGTTTTGCTTTTTTTCCATCTGTATCTATATCATCAAGGATAACAACACTTTCAGGAGGTAAATCTTCTATTTCAAAAAATTTATTATATTCATCAAAATATGTTAATAAATCTAAATATACAGGTTCTGGTTTCATAGATTTATATGCTGGGTCATCTTTTACTGGGCTCATTATAAATATAAATTTTGGTTTATTATATTTTATTAAATCAGCTATATAATATGATTTTCCTGAACCTGTTGTTCCACTTACAAAAAGAGTATACCATTTAGGCATTATAGGTGTTAATTCTGTTTTATCTGAAAAATCTAAATAATGCTTTAATGATGTATTAACAAACTTTTCTGCCTCTTCATATTTACGAGATAGTTTGTCATCTGGTTTTTGATTTGATTTATAAGCATTTAATAGATTGTCTAATTGTGAACGCATTAGCTTTTTATCCTTTTCAATATATGATTTAAATAATTCATATTTTTTTTGTGGTGTTGTTTCTATTTCAGCAGGTTTGTCTTTGTTGTCATCTTTTATATAGATACATTTATCTTTTTTTTTGTCAATCATAGCAATTTTAGTTCCATCTTTTAGTGATAACATATATATATTATATTTGGAATTTTAATATATCTATTTATTATATATATGGATAAATTTTATTTATATGAAAGTAATAAACCATATAAAAAGTATGCTGTTAAATTTTTTAATGATGAAACTGGAAGAATGAATACAAAACATTTTGGGGATAATCGTTATGAAGACTATACTCAGCATGGAGATAAATATAGAAAATTAGCATATGAAAGACGTCATACAAATGAAGACTGGAATGATTTAAAAACTAGTGGAGCATGGAGTAAAGGCTTGTTATGGAATAAGAAAAGTTTAAATGAAAGTATAAAAAATATGGAAAATCAATTTAATATAAAAATTTATAAACAATTTTAATTTATTTAATTTCTTTTGTTTTATATAATATAAATGAAAATGATAATAATGATATAAAATTAAAAAAATTAAATAAATTAAAATTGT